CTATGAGCCGTTGGTACAAAATTTAGTAATGGGTGATATGCCTCACAAAGAGGTGATCCGTCTGAAGACAGAAGAAGATGCCACAAACCATATCACAGGCGAGGTAGACCAGTCTCAGGTAGATCAGCCTATTCACGGTAATCGCTGGTTCATTGGCTACACGGTCGTCAACAAGCCACAGGATCAAGCAGAGGCAGCGGTTCGCAACCATCGTGACCAACTCCTGCAAGCAACAGACTGGCAAGCCCTAAGCGACAACACAATGGGCGAGGCAGTGACAACCTACCGCCAAGCCTTGCGTGACATAACAGATCAAGACGGGTTCCCTTATTCTGTCGTGTGGCCCACCAAACCGTAGGAGTAGTACATGCTAGGTTTTAGCCCTCTCGCCTCTGCCGCACTTGCGGATGATGGGGCTATTGCTGAAGTAATTTACCTTCTTAACGGCGATGACATTACTACGGACGAAGTTACCGCAATGGTATCTACTTGGTTTGATAGCTGGTAGTATGGAAAAGGATAGCTGGCACTTGAATAAATCAATACCCATAACTTTTGTGCTGGCTATTTTAGCTCAGACTATGGCGCTGGTGTGGTTTGTTGCATCACTTAATAATGGAATTGCAACAAACACAAGAGACATTATACGGCACGAGTCACGAATAATTGCGCTAGAAAATACTGTACAGGCACAAGCGGTTACTATGGGACGTATTGATGAGAATATAAAGTCTATTCGGCTTATGATGGAAGAGAGTCGTAGGGAAAAATAGTATTGCTATGTGTACTGGCCTTCGTTTCTTTTAATCACGCATGGACTACTAGAGGTAATACGCTATTTCAATATTGCTATTATGATTGTGGGCTTTCTAAAAACGGCGGTTGGTACGACAGAGTATATAAAGTAAGTTACACCTACGTATGCCCTATAGAGGTTAGGTTTAAATGATTGATCCATTTACAGCGTTTGCTGCCGCACAGACAGCGGTATCTGCTATTAAGAAAGGTATACAATTAGGCCGTGACATTGGTGGAATTTCTAATGACCTAGCAAAGTTTGCGGGTGCTATGTCTGACATTACTTTTGCTCACAAACAATCCGAAAACCCGCCTTGGTATGCCGTATTGTTTGGTGATAGTGGACCAAACGCAATAGATATATTCGCTAAGAAAAAACAAACAGAGGCTTTACGTGCGGAAATTAAACAGTATATACAACTTGGTTACGGGCCAGAAGCTTGGGATGAACTTCTCGCTATTGAAGCAAAAGTGCGCAAGGCTCGTCAAAAAACTCTCTATCGAAAAGCAGAAATACAACGGTCAATTAGGGAGTGGACTCTGGGCATTATTGTTTTGGTATCAGGATTTGGTATCCTTAGCGTGGGGATTTATTATCTCGGCAAAAAACAAAACAAATGGTAAATAGCTATTGACACGTAATATACCTAATAGTATACTTTGTCGTATGACAATAAACGATCTAGTAAGTAAGAATGGATAATCAGTATGGCTAATGAAGATGTAAATACTACAGATACAGAAGAAGATGCTGTAGTAAAACCCTACACTATTAATGACGCTATGGTAGAAAGGGCAATGGCTCCGAACCTACCTACAGGTTCTACGGTATCTCCTGTAGGTACTACTATTACACAAGATCAACTTGTAGGTACTACATTAGGTCAAGCTCCCGATGCACCTACTTCAATGGTTGCACAAGGGGGTGCTTCAACCGCAACAGCACCAACAGCAATTACTACCGCAATGGTAGATCCCCGCTTTGTCACAACTCCAGTAACCAGCGCATTAAACAGTGTTACTGCAGAAACAGGAAGTGTATCGTCGCAAGCTCAAGTACAGGCGGCACAAGGAACTATACCAGATAGCAGTTTAGCTACGGCTATAGGTGTAGATGAAAAATACATACAGGAAGCAAAGGCTGGTACACGGGTTGTATCCCAACAAGAAATTGCTAATGCTGCGTTAGCTTTAAATATTCCTATTGCACAAGCTCAAAAGTTACTAACACCTGTAGCTACTGCAGAGGCAGCTAAATTTACAACGGGTACACCACAAGCTGAAGCGGTAACAGATTATACTGTAGGTACTGTACCTACGGTTGAAGGTGCGGTAGCACAAGAAGAGATTGCTACCGCACAAGGAGGCGACTTGCAAGCTGCTCAAGCTTCCGCTGAACAATCCTTAAAAGATATTCAAGCTAAGTTTGCTAGTGGTGAAGTTACTGCAGATCAACTGGCTACGGCTCAAACAAACTACAATAACGTAACAACGCAAATTGCTAAACGTGCCGTAGGTGATAACGAACTTGCCGCAGTAGCTGGTATAGGTATGTCAGCAGAGCAGGCAGTTGCTTCGGTTAGCTCTTATCAATCTGCCTTAGAGTCTGCACAAAATAAAATATCTGATGGTGAAACCATTACACCTCAAGATTACTATAATCTACCTGCCGCTACTATTGCAAGTATGCAAGAAACTGCTGTTAAAAATGCAGCTACCGCATCTCTTACTCCTGAAGCAAGCGTAGCTACAAGTTCATATCAGTCTACTGTTTCTGCAACACAGGGTCATGTAGGCTCCCAAGAACTAATTGATGCAGAAGCCCAAGGTTTACAGATTGGTCAGGCAGTTGAAGCTGTTGCCGCAGTAGCTAACGAATTAAATACTGCAGCTACCGCAGTAGCGCAACAAGGTACGTTGTCACAGTATCTTGCAGAGGCTTCTCAAGTTAACACTACAGCTAAGGCTACCGTACAAGGACAGATGGCGCAGCTAATGGCGCAGTTTGAGAATGGTACACCTATATGGGCTTCCGGTGCTATGAGAGCCGCTAATGCAGCTATGGCATCCCGTGGTTTGGCTGGTTCTAGTATGGCTGGTGCTGCTATTGTGCAAGCTACTATGGAAGCTGCTCTGCCCATCGCATCCGCAGACGCTAAGTTTTTGTTTGACGCCAATATATCTAATGCAAATTTTAAACAGCAAGTATCTCTTGCTAACGCTGCTGCGCAACAAAACATGGAGCTTGCTAATTTAAATAACAGGCAGCAAGTTGCTTTGTCTAATAGCACGAATGCATTTACACTGCAGACACAAAACTTGTCTAACGAACAGTCTGTAATTCTAGCTAATGCCCAATTTAAATCTGCGGTACAACAGAAAAACCTAGACGTAAAGACGCAGACTTCTCTAGTCAACGCAGCACGGTATGCAGAAGTAAATAATATTAACCTTAATAATACACAACAGGCATTGTTACAACGATCTTCTGAAAACTTGCAGGTAGACATGAGTAACTTGTCTAACACACAGCAAACTTCTTTGGCTAACTTGCAGGTACAAGCTTCTATTGCGGGTCAAGAACTTACTAATGAACAACAGATGTCTGTCCTTTCTTCATCACAGACATTTGAAGCTGCGCAGTTCGACGCTACAGCAAAGCAACAAGCTTTTATGCAAGACGCACAGTCACGTGCTGCCTTAGAAGGTAAGACACTAGATGTACGACAGCAAACTGCGTTGTTTAATGCTTCTCGTATAGCAGAAGTAAACGATATTAATCTAAACAACGAACAACAAGTTCGACTGCAAAAGTCTGCAGAAAATTTACAAGTAGATACTACAAACGCATCTAACCGTCAACAAATAGCTCTTGCAAATGTTCAGCTTAGGGCTTCTTTGCAAGATAAAGTATTGAGTAATACACAGCAAGTAGCAGTTTTAAATGCAGAACGCTACGCAGAAGTTAATAACATTAACCTGAACAATGAACAACAGGCGTTTGTACAGGACGCTACTATTAAGGCTGTTCAAGAGAATAAAACTTTAGATAATACGCAGCAAGCTGTGTTGTTTAATGCGGCTAGGCAAGCACAAGCTAAAGATATTATTTTAAATAACGAACAACAAGCATACATGCTACAGTCTACACAAAACTTTCAGCAAGACATAACTAACCTGTCTAACCGTCAGCAAACATCGTTGGCAAACGCACAGCTAAATGCTAGTTTGCAAGGAAAGGTTCTTGACAACAACCAACAAACTGCTATACTTAATGCCGCACGTTACGCCGAAGTTAATAATATTAATCTAACGAATAAACAACAAGCCTTTGTACAAGAGTACTCAGCACGTACTGCATTTGAAGGTCAAGCTATATCTAATAGTCAACAAGCTTCTATCTTTAATGTATCCAGTATTCTTCAAGAAAGAAACATTGAATTAACTAACGAACAGCAAACAAGTTTGTTTAATGCGACTAGTAAAATGACTGTTGATATGACAGAACTATCTAATAGGCAACAATCTGCCGTAGCTAATCTGCAAGTGGAGGCTGCGTTACGGGGGCAAGAGTTACAGAACCAGCAACAAGTAGCTGTAATTAATGCGGAACGGTTTGCAGAAGCTTCTAACCTACAGTTCTCATCTGAGCAACAGATTATTTTATCTAATTCTCAAATGATGCAGACTATTGGTTTGGCTGAAATGTCCAGTGCGAATACTACGGCACTTCAGAACGCTGCGCAATTAGCTAACATGGATATAGCTAATTTAAATTCAAGGCAGCAAGCAGCCGTACAAAATGCTCAATCCTTTTTAAATATGGACATGGCTAATTTGTCTAACCGCCAACAAACAAACATGTTTAAATCTCAAGCTATGCAGCAAGCGTTACTTTCAGATCAAGCGGCAGATAATGCTGGTAAACAGTTTAACGCAAGTAGTGAAAATCAAGTCAATCAATTTATGACTAGTCTATCGTCACAAGTATCCCAGTTTAATACAGCGCAACAAAACGCTACTAAACAGTTTAATGCAGGCGAAGTTAACGCTATGAGTAAATTTAATTCACAGATAACTGCTCAACGTGATCAATTCAATGCAGCTAACCAACTTGTGATAGCACAAAACAATGCTAACTGGCGCAGACAAGTGGCAACAGAAGACACAGCAGCTGTTAATAGGTCCAATGAAATTAATGCAGCTAATACTTTAGCTATGTCTAATACAGCGTACGATAATTTATGGAACTACTACTCCGACACTATGGAATTTGTGTGGACTAGTGCGGAAAGTGAACGAGAGCGTACTGTTGACATTGCTATAGCAAACTTAAACAATGATGCTAGTGCACTTGCGGTTAGTAACCAGCAAGACTATCAATCATCCTTGTCTTTTGGTAACTTAGTGGGTACACTGTTTACATCGGATTTAAGTGGTAGCTTTGCCGGGTCTATAATAGACAATATTTTTTAAATAGAGGAAAGTTAAATAAATGTTTAACGTATTTGCAAAAGCATACAAGGATATAAAGTTGCCTGAGAAGAAAGAGATTGTTTCTTCTAGCAAAACTAAAGGTTTGTTGTCACGAAATAAGGAAGTAACACCCGCTGATAGTTCATCCAGTGAACCTATGGATCGTATAGCTAACTACGTGGCAAGCATACGAGAAGATAGAATGAGGATTAAAGATGATAGAGACACCTGAAGTATCCCTTAACCGACCTATTCCCGGCATGGGTATGACTGCAGAAGTTGGTAGCAGGCCGTGGCAACAGCCTCCGCAGTACACAACTATAGAGGAAGCTCTTGACTTTTATATCCCAAGGCTTACAGAAGAAAACTTTAACGATCAATTGCTAGACGTTATGGAGATGGGTATTCCTTTAACTACTATTGCTAGTAGCATACAACTTGCAGGCGTCATGCAAGGTAAGCACACGGTTGATGTAGGTGTTCTTATTATGCCAGTACTCATGGAGATGATGGCTTATATTGGTGACGATGCGGATATTAGTTACGTAATAGGGGACGAAGCAGAAACTAATTCCGACAAAATCTCCAGTAGTAAAATTGCATTGGCTATGAAGTCAATGAAAAAACGTTTACCAGAGGCGCTAGAAAATGCTGATGAACAAGAAGTTGTAGAAGTACCAGAAGAAGAAGAAGTATCTATGCCTTCTGGTCTTATGTCGAGGAGAATATAGATGGCGTTTAGCTTTGGAGGTTTTGCCGCAGGTGCAGCGGGTGCAGTTACCGAACGTATAAGAATAAACGAAGACAGAACGCAAAAACGTTTAGAGGAATCACGCCGTGATGCCCGTGCTCTTAGGTTACGTAAGGGAGCCGAACGTGATGCAGAAAAGAAAGCTACGGAAGAAGCCATAGGTTCCTTGACGTTTATGGGATACGCACCGGAAACTGCTGCGCACATTGCTAGTCAGGGCAAAACCGCTGTATCTTTAGCAGGTGATGCAGGTACACGTGCTATGCAGCGTGGCCTAGACATTAATACTATTTACAGTTTGCCTGAAGTTAATTCTAACAGTGCCGTAAATGAGACTATAGATGGTGCCGAACCCAAAGCAAGTACTGTGTTTGGTGGTTTTAACCGTGAAGAATATCAGAGGTTGTATCAAGAACCTGATGAGATTAGCAATAGCTTTGGTGCTAGGCTTGCAGTCTTATCTCAAAAACAATTAGCAACTAATGACCCGAATAAAATTGCAGGTTATGAGCGGCAAAAGGTGACGCTACTAAAAGACTTAAACGCCATGAAAGAAGCTGAAAGTATTAAAGGTGAGGATGAAAAAGGTCCAACATTTACACTAGGTACTATACAATCTAATGTTAACTCAGCAGTCAAACAACAGCTAGTAAACTTTGATTTAGGTATGGACATGGAAGGTAATATTAGGGGCAAGATTGAAGGTAAAGAAGCTCAGGTTGAGGTGGCTAGATTACGTGCCGCAGATTATCTTAATCAAACATTTACATCTTTAGAAGACCCTGTTATGACAGATGCTGTCTCTGCTTTACAGGCACAGGCAGCAACTAATTTAAATAGCTATAAAAATGCTATTTTATCACAAGTAAAAGCAGGGCAGCTACCACTACCGAGCAATTATAAAACAGAGGTCAGTTTAGAAGCTATGATTAACAACAAAAGTAAATATAATATAGGGGACGTTATTGCTATACCGAGAGGTGCATATGTATACACACAAATTGATAATCCGGGCCTTAAAAACGACATTACAGAAGACGAAGAAGATAGGATTCCGTTTTACTAATGGCTGAAGCACTTTCACTTGATGACTATACAAAGTTTAGAGATTCAAACTATGCAAAGTCTAGAGATAAAGAAGATGACGAAGAAGATACAGTAGTCACTCCTTCTCTCCCAACGAAACCCTCCCGGCAAAGGGATGTGGGTGCCGTGTCATTGAGTGTTTATACAGCCCAACGAGATGGTACTAAAGCTAGTGATGTTTTAGTTGTAGAAGATGCGGAAGAACCTGACTGGCTTACTCCTGTCGCTTATGACTCAAGTGAGGTAGAGGAACAACCGGATTATGAATACGTAGAAGACAGACGGTATGAAAAAGTAGCTGAAGAAGTCAAGGATTTTGAGGATTATGTTTCTGGATTAAAAGAAGAAGAACGCATTGCCTTTGATGCTGACATGCGCAAAGACATGCTGGCAGGCGCTGATATGCGTGAGGCTGGTTTGGGGGAGTATCTTATATCGCAACTGCCTACTGGCGCATTGATTTGGTTAGGTAATTCTATGCAAAAGGTTGGCGCTATATCTACGGACGTCCTTGAAAGTACTTTTTCAGGGTTAAACGAAGCGTACCCAGAAGCCTTTGAGGTTTTAGATAGTGCTATAACAGGTAATAGGTACGGAAATACTGAAAGCCCCAAGAAACTAGCAGACTTTGTGGCAGAGGGCCTTGGCTCTGCGTTTGAATTTACAGAAACTATTCCCGCACTAGGTAGTGTTCAACGAGTTATAAACTCAGCGGTAAATGCCGGAGTTCGTAACCCTACCAAAGTACTCGCAGGTATGGATGCTGACTTAGAGAGAGCTAACCGATACAATGTTGGTGGCGCACGTATAGCTACAAGTAGAGCTAGGGAAGAGTCCCGTAAGGCAGCAGATACTGTCGTCCAACAGAACCGTGACATTGCGGATGAACTTATTCTTGCGTTTGAGGATAAGACGGGTAAGACTATATCAAAAAAAGATGGTGATAACCTAACGTTAGACTTAGATGCAGCCCGTGAAGCAGGTAGAGAAACTGCTATAGAAGTTACAGAACGTGATGGTGCTTTGTTTGATCTCGCAATAGGCCCAGACAATATAACTTCTCCCATATTAAACCCTGATAAATTTAATGGCATTGTTGCTATAGCTGTAGAACTTAAAAAGAAAAACCCAGAAGCGTTCAACAATAAAAAAACTATTATTGATAACCTATTTGAACTTACTGTAAACAAAGACCTTGATGGACAAGGACTGGTAGATGGCTTGAATAAGTACGGCCTATCCTTTGAAGACTATGTGTTGACAGTAGTAGGGTCAGGTTCTGACGCTGGTAAAGTATTGAATAAACTTTCTCAGATTGCTCGTACTAAACCGACATCCGTAGCAGATGATGCGGCGCAAAAGTTATTGCTGGATCAACAAGGTACTATACGTAAGGGTGTCATGCGCATTGAGAACATTCGCCGTGGATTACTTGTATCACAGGTAGCTACGGCTGCTCGTAACCTTACATCTGGTGGCATACGTGCTCCTCTTGAGGGCTTAGCTAACGTAATGGACAGTGCTCTGTATGAGTTTAGTCAACCTATTGGTAAGGGTACGGGTGGATTCTTAGGTGCAGGTAAGAAACTAGCATCACCAGAGAACTGGAAGGACAGCTTTCGGCATATGAAATATATGTTTGATCGTCCTGATGTAGCTAAAGCGTACACTGACTTAGTGCTAGAACAACCTCAACTAGAGTCACAGTTCAACAGGATGTTTAATAACCTAAACGAAATACAAGCACTAACAGGTCGTGGTGAAGGTGGTGCTGCAGATAAAGTACTCAGTGGTCTTGAAGACGTAACAGATTTTCTTAACGTACCTAACCGTTGGCAGGAATACCTAATACGTAGAGGTGCATTCTTCGGTGAGCTTGAGCGTTTAACTAGGCGTGAGTATAAGATTGATTTAATTGATGCGTTGCAAGATGGCAAGCTTAAAGACTTACTTAATGATGCAAGCTCTGTAAAACCGGAGGGTGCTAGATCATTTATTAACATCGTAGATGACTCCGTAACTAAAGCCCTAGACATTACATACGCAAAACAACCTGACATACCTGTGTTCCGCAGCACGTCACAGTTTATAACTCGAAATGGCTTAACAGTTATCATGCCCTTCCCACGCTTTATGTTTAACAGCATGGAGCTTATGGGTCAGTACGCAGCAGGCGCATCCATACCCTTGACACGCAAGGTTACAGAGCTTGTAACGTTAGGTAAGGTAGGCAGTGGCCCATTAACAGCCAAAGACAGACAGCGTATATCACGTAACCTTACAGGCATGGCTGCAGTAGGTGCAGCATACATGTATCGTACCAGTGATGACGCACCCGCTGAGTTCAATCAAGTTAGTGTGTCTGAAGAATCACAAGCGGATACTATGCCACTATATCCTGTACCGCAGTACATGTACCTTGGTGAAGCAACTAAGCGTATGCAAGATGGTACGTTTAACGATTGGTTTGATGCAAAAGAATTTGTAGAAACTTTTGCTGGTACGAACCTACGTACTGGTACAAGTAACGCTCTCTTAGAAGAGGTGTCTGCCTTTGCTGATGCTACGGACCTTACTAAAGGGGAATCTATGGGGCGTCTAGCTGGACGTACACTAGGTAACTACTTAGGTACATGGGCTGTCCCTCTTGCGCAGATAATTGAAGCGCAGCGTGTGGCTGGTGTGCGTGGTTTAACATACGCAGATGCAGCTAAAGACCCTACGCTAGACTTCATGGGTACATTTAAGCGTGAGCTTATTCGTCCTATTGCACAGCGTGGTATCCTTACTACACCAGAGGAAGAGGCTGCACTACCAGAGCGACAGTTCTTGTTTGCAGAAGGTGGTACAAAGCAACGAGGCTCTCCTATTGCTAAGTTTGGCTTGGGCCTTAACCTAAGCGATAAGGATTCAGAAGCTGGTGAGTACCTAACTAACTTAGGTTTCAAAGACTATAAGCTCGGTAGTACATCTAAGGTGCCAAGCATCAAACGTTTTGAGAATAAGATGCTAGGTGATTTGGTTCCTACTGTAGTAGAGGCCATGAAAGGCTTAGAGGATTATTGGCGGCGTGACTATGCTAAGCAACCCGACTCGTTTAAGGCAAAAGTAAAAGAAGAAAAGTACGTTAATACTAATATAAAACCAGAGATACAAAAACAGTTTAGTGCTATCAAGTCTGCCATACGTGAGGGTAGCATCTCACAAGGGGACGCATACACACGGGCGATAGTACAGTACAGAAACGTAAGCCCTGAGTTACGAAAGATTGCAACCCTAGAGTTTTACAAAATGTATCCCGATAGAGAAATAAATGTTTTAAACACTGAGCATATAAACACACTCATAGCTATAGCAGAGGCTAGGAAATAATAAAAGGGGGCATCAACAGCCCCCTCTTTTTTTGTCTATAGTTAACTTCGTTACATTATCGTGTGTCTCCGCTACCGCCTAACGTCCCTGCCTTTTGCCTGTCAGATAACTTCTTCTCATTCTGAGCAGCTATCATACCTAGTGTAAGGTTGAGGTCAGTAGCAAGTGAAGCGCAGTACCATAGTACATCACCGATCTCACTGGCTATTTGTTCTCGCCAATCATCTGGCCTGTTATCTGGCCCGTCACGAATCAACTTCTTAACTTTGTTAGCTACCTCTCCTGCCTCACCTGATAACCCTAGTGCGGGATAAAGGATACGATGTTCTTCTGGGTATATTGCAGTCGTTGCGGCAATGCGTTGGTAGGCGTTGAAATCTGACATGCTATACTTCTCCTTTAGGAATTGCTCTGCTTCTTGCTGTAGTGGATTCATACTCTCGTACTCTTTTTCGTTGATCAAAGAAGGCTTTGTTAGAACCTCTCTCCCATTCCCGGTACTGCATTGTGTCCTTGTTGAAAGGATTAAATTGCTTACCCCGTCGAAACGCTGAGTAACCTTGGTCAAATTGAAACCTTAATGGTGCATCATACTTGCCAAGGCCACGATTTTTTCTATTAGTATTTTTTATCATAAGAAACTCCTTATGCTACGTTGATTAAAGTTGCTTCGGTATAGGGTACATGATAGAACTGTTCTCCTGTGTAGATGTTAGGTCCATACGCCTCACGTAGTTTATCCTCAGTCAGAATAGAACTGTCTATACGCCAGCACTTATCCATACCTTTGCTGAAGATATAGAATTGTAGATTACCATGCTTAGATAGCAGTTTCTTTTTACGTTCAAGTATGCGTATCTCTGACCAACTAGTGGGCCAGTCACCCGTCCACGCTGTTTTTACTTCCGCTTCACTGTAGTATGTTACTCCATCTTTCTGTGTTACAACGTCTGCGTCATACGACTCTGTGCTATCCACAAGTTCATGCCCCTCACCTGTTAGGTGAGAGATCAATGTTTGCTTAGCTACTTCGTCATACTTAGCGTAAAGATTACGTGAAAAAGGTTTTCTGTATGCGGTCATGGATTACTCCGATTCTGATGTGGTTTCTAGGGTTTTGCGTAGGCGTTCAACTAACTGCTCATTGAATGAGTGTAAGCTATTCAATTGAAAGGCCATCTGGTTCTTTACGTTAGTGCCGTAAGTAAGCTCCTGCACTAACTTGTTTTGTTCCTCTGTAAAGTCATCTGTTTCGTACTCTGTATCATCTAGGGTTAGTGTAACCATGTCAATTCTCCTTTAGGTTAAGTCTACGATCTCACAAGCGTCACCGCTACATGCTAACGTCTGCATAGCGTTGGTGTTGTCCTCTATCTCATAGTCAGATAGCTTACCCCAATCAATCTTACTTGGCATACAGGACAGTAACATATTATAGTCCGACTTACCACACTCTTGATATGGTGCCTGCTGATATGTATGATCAGAGTGTGGCAAGAAAGACACACCTGACATCTCGTCAAAGTGTTCGTATACAAATGCACCAACTGCCATCCACTCACTGTCTAGCACAGTACATGTAATACTAGGTTTATGCTCACACCAGTGACGTTGATACGCAAGCCATGTCTCTAGCTGCTCAATTGCGGATAGGTCATTGCGGGTGACTGACTTGTTAGGTGACTTAACAGGGAAGCTAAACACTGTAGTAGTGTCGCCCTTCATCACACATGGTGAGTTAGGTACACCTTGATCCTTCATAAACTGTGTCAGGCTATCCTTGTTGTCACCCCTTACGGTACGTATGTAATAGTCACTGTGTCTAGCGTGTATCCCAGAGGCACTGTCTACCAGTTGTGATACGGTGCCGGAGGGTTTGACACATGTAATAGCAGTACTATGAGGAATGCCAAGCTTATCAGCCCAGATAGCGTTAGTAGCTACCGCAATGTGACGAAGATGTTCCAGCGTATTTTCTAGTCCCTTGTTCTTAGATGTAGTCAATGGATTGTCCATGATGCCTGTCAGTGACACACCCAACAAGCGTTCTTCCTCTGTGTTTTTTGTCCATATCTTTCGTAGGTAGGGGAAACGTGTCATAGTAGATTGTATTGTACCTAAGATCGTAGCCAGCTTAACTTTCTCTGCTAGAGTTTCCAATGTATCGGTGGATCGTACAACACACTCGGTTAAGTTACAGAACTGATATGGGCGTAAAATTATTTCGCTGCAAGGATTTGTCCCGAACTCAAAGTTAGGATCACGTCTGCCATATTTAGCTGCCTGCTTCTTGGATGCCTCACGGTTGAAGATGCCACGCTCACCTGACTTAGACTCAACCAATGACAACCACTCACGCATGAATGTTTCCATGTCTGGCTTCTCAGTGTACGACACAGAGTTATTTGATAGCGCCCTGTGTGGTGCATTGTCCCACCACTGACCTGACTTAGCGTGACGCATACGATCATCACTAAGATTACTCAATGAAATCATAGCACTACGGCGTACACCACCTACCACAACCACCTGACCAATGAAGCACATAAGATCGTGACACTCAAGTGACGATAGCTTACGTCCTTGTGCTGCCTTGAATGTAGATACAGCAAAGTTAAACAACTCAATCAATGGTGCAGGGCCTGACGCTCTACCGCCAAACGTTTTAAGTCGTGCACCTGCAGGACGAATCTGAGATACATCCCACTTAGGAATTTCACCAGCCCATAGGAGTGCAAGAACTTGACGGAACCCTTTAGCCCACCCTTCCTTACTGTCCTTAACGACAATGACAGACTCACTCTCGAAGAGTTGAGGCACATCTGGGAGCTTACTGATGAACTGGCGCTCAACACTGAAGCCAACACCAGTACCACAGAGGAGAATGTACATAGCCTCATCGAAGGACTTAGGGTCATCTACGGGTAGGTAGCTACAGTTGTAGCCTGCTGTGTTGTCACGGTCTAGCGCTGGTCCCGCTGTCATCATCGCTCTCATAGATGGCATAAGGTTTAAACTGAGGATAGCGTCC